ATACATTTTAAACTTAATATAGTAAATCTAATTCATTTACTAATCTAGAAATGAGTATATAAACTCATTTATTTTCTCCAACTAATGTTGGAGGTTATATTATTATTATTAATAATTTTTATTTGACACTCTTTTACTAAAGTCGTACCAATAATCCGGATCATCTAAGTACGTTTTCCTTAAATATTCCAGTGATAAACTTTCTAAATTTATGTCATTATTTTTTATATATTTTTTGGCTTCTTCTATAATTTTTATTCCTACTAAGCCGTGTAAGTATAATTCTCGTTGATATACATGAAACTTGTCTTTCAAAATCTCTTCCTCTTCATTATCATCTTTATACCATCTAATTGAATTTGTTATAGAATCTAAACTCAAAGGCCCTACAATCTGTTGCAATTCTTCATGAAATTCAAATTTTCTTTTTAAGAATACACAATCATGTAAAGGTTTGCTTTCATATTCTACTATTCCTTTTTCTCCATCAGTAAACGTCATTCCACAACTGATATAATAATCTCTCATTGTTAAAGCATTCAAAACATCCACATCTGTTCTAGCTCCACATATTTTATCATCTCCTTGAACGAAATCTACAACTTCGTCCAAGAATCTAGAAACAGATCTTGATTTGCCATACTTTTTCACAATATTTCGATAATACCAGCCTGCAGTATAACATCTATTATAAAGACTATTAAATAAGTTGGTTATCCACATTCCAGACAAAACTCCGTGCGTTTTAAACAATAATTTATTTCCTGCTATTACCCAACTTTGAATAACTAAAGCCAATAATCTTTCCAATATCAATTTATCTTCTTCTGATCCTACAAATTTTTTACTAACTACTTCATTAACGATGACTTGAATTTGTGGTGATATGCTTGCATCATATTCACCTATATCTCCGTCCCAATTAATTTTACAACTAGATAATTTTGAATACAAATTAGGCCAATCTTTATACGGATTTATCCCGATAGCTAAACCGTTATTCCATCTTTCTTTTTTCAGTCCGACCATTAAATTTCCCATTAATCTTTTCATTTCAAACTGAGTTAATAAACTATCTACTCCAAAAGTTCTAGGTTTTTGAACCTTTTCTAAAGTTCTTAACTCATCCTTTAAAGTATGATGTTGGGTTATTTTATCTGGATACTTAGTTAAACATTGTTTTCTAAAAAGCAATAAATCTGTTTTAAAATTTTCTAAACAAACACCTTTTTCAAAATCAAAATATTCAACCTTACTCAACGGAAAATCTAAACCAGAAACACTGTCTTTATTAATACTGGCTAATTCATCATTTCCCTTAATTACTTCATATTCTGAAATCGGTGAAAAATTAGGCATTATGAACAATAAAAAACTTCTCATGTATTCTAGTTCTTCTGATAAGATCGTTGTTACAACCTTATGCATTCTAACTGCTCTTTTCTTAACTGTATGGTCTCCTAAACTTCTTAAATTGGCAGGTTCTTTCGTACTGTGATGTAAATTTGAAAATTTAGATAGTTTTAAATGAGATTTTGTAGGTCCATCTGATATTTTTGAACTTCTTGCTATCATGCCACTAAAAGAACTCGATGGACTTTCTTCTAGCACAATTTCAGAACAAAAACCATCATCTAAACTATTGTGTATTTTGGCCATAACACTTTGAGAAAAAATTTTTGATACTCCTAACTCTCCGTCTCCAGCTACATGAAATCCTATAATACCTGCATTTTCATCAACTATTACTGAACCACAAAATCCTTTTCCAGACATCTGATAAGTCAGAGGTTCAGTTATTACTACTTCTCCAAATCTAGTCAAATATTTAGGTAAAATTTCAGAAGGTACATATGTACCTTCCAATTTAACCGACTCACCTGACCAGACAAAAAATGGATTTCTTGCTACTTTGTTTTTAAACTTAAAGTAGTTAGAAATATTTTTATAAGGAGTTTTATTTAACAACGGAACTTCTAAAATCGCTATATCGTTAATTTTATCATCTAAAACTATTTTAAAAGGACAATGATCTAAAGCCCTAACCTCATTAACAAAATCTTCTTGCGTATTATATAATATTAAACTATTTAAACTATCAAACACTACATGTGCTGGTAACAATATTTTTGTTCCAGAAACTACACAATGACTAATTTCAAAACTATTATTTTTAAGTAATATTTTTATTAATTTTATTTGTTTTTTAACACTATCTATTAAAGTACCAGTTGTTCCTTCACTCAACAATATTTTAGCTTCTCGAATTTCGACCATTTTCCCTTTTCCTATAGTCTTT